TGGTAACAGAATTAATTCTTTGTTGTAGTCTTTGAGACTCTTCTAAAGGTGGGCATGAGCTTCTTCTAACTTTTTGTATACTGTCATTAACTAAATCGTATACTTTAGCCGTAGCAATATCTTGAACAGCACCAATTTGTTTTGCTACTCCATTTACTATAGTAGATTCTTTTATATTAACGTAAGGCATTACTCAACAAATACTTTTTTAGATGATAATAACTTTATTTGAGTTTTTAATTGTTTCATACCTCCTAATAGGGCAGTAGAAGTTGCTACTGCTTTTGCTACATAAACTGGAGGTGGTCCTGGTTTACTTAAAGTTTTTAGTAAAGTTTCTATATTATCTACTAAAGTAGTTAACCAATCTTGAGTAGTCTGACCTAATAGTACAGGTTCGTCTTCTCTTTTCATAGCTACAAAACCTAAATATATTTTCTTTCCGTCTATAGAGATCATATCATCACCGTCTAGATGAACTTCTTTTGAAGCTAGCCCTATGTAATCTTTAGCAGCAATAAATGCTCCTTCGTCTTTAGCGTTAAAAAATAATCTTCCGCCATTTACCACTACCTGGTCTCCTTTGTATACTGCTGCTAAATCAGCAGGTTCTTCCCATGATGCTGCATTAGTATTAGCTTCTTCTAAAGGTACTTCATGATCAGATACCATATAGATAGAAGACCCGTCTTCGTTTATATCTTCTGATGATAATGATGTGCCATCATCAGGTTCTTTCATTTTATTTTTTATAATAACAAATGGAGAACCGTTATTACTATCATCAGTTAGAGTATTGTATTGATGCTTAGTTCCACCTAATCTAATAGTGTTTCCATGTCTACCAGATATAAGTATATCACCAGGATATGTTTGTAAAGGAGCGACAGTATCTACCTCTTCGAAATCTTCTCCTAGATCAGCAGCATCTGTACCTGACTGTAAAGTATCTGGGTATGCATTATGATGAGGGTGGT